CCTATCGCACCTATGTTAATTCCGCTGGTACGTGCTGCTGCGCCAAGATTAATAGATGATCCATTGCTAATAATACTTCCAGGGGCAGCAATACCAGAACCTGGATTGTTTTGTATACCTGGGAAGTTAACTGAGGATCTTGATCCTGATGTTGGTATAAAGAATCTATCTTTTGGATTTGCTCCATTAAGGATATCCATACCAACAGTAATTAATTCTGTTTTTGCTAAATTTCTTAAATCAACATTCTTATTTTTATTTGCGGCTCTTAATAAAGTAAATGCAGCCTGTCCAAAATTTCCTTGACCTAAGCCAGAAACAATATCATCAACTGCATTAAGAATACCACCAGGTCCCATAATACTATTAGTACCGCCACCAGCTGGAGTTAACGGACTTGGTGCTTTATCATAATGTAAATCAGCAAATCCTTTAACTGTATTTTTTGTAACGTACCCACTTGCATATAACATAGTTTCGTATGTAATCTGCATAGTTGCTTCTAATATTCCGTTACCACCAGCATCATGTGTGCCGTGATTAAATTGTGTAATTATAGGATTAACTAATGTATATTCACTAAAACGTTTTTGATGTAAACTATAAATTCTTATAGCATGTATGTATTGTGCTTTTGATCTTGAATCAACTGAACGAGGACTATAACCAAATCTATTTAATAAATCCCGCTGATTGATTGAGTACTTCGATGGAGCATGGTATACTGGATTTATCGTTCCTGTATTTCCAATGTAACCTATGTCTGCATCTCTATAGTAATAGGTAAAGTAGTCGTACCAGAAACTTCTAACGGTGTCAGACTGATCGTCATGAAAAGTTAATGTGACTGAATCGTAGTTAATTTTTGTCTGTACAATATTGGGTCTATTGTATTCGTTGAACGTTTTTGTTGCGACAGAGTATTTAGGTAAGTCAACATTCTTAACCAACATACCTGTTTCAATTTGTTTGTCGGTATTAGTAATCTTAGTTAACTCAGGATTTACATCAATAAACACATGATACAGCCAACCATACTTTGGTGATAACGCATAATTATTATCAACAAATAATCGGGCGGCGTGTTTAAAGTCGCGAATCTGATCACCAGTTGCAACTTGCTGTAAGAAATTGTCAAATAAACCCATTTAGATACCTTTTTAATATTTATGACCAAAAAAATACCCGGAGAACCGGGTATTTTATCAAATACTAAAAAGTATTAACCAGTTACTACTGTACCTAAGGTACGTCCAACTGCTGTTCCAACGCCAGTTCCAGTTGGTGACTGTACTGCATTGTCGTAAGTGATTTGTAATTGAATCATTACCGGAGCATTACCGTCAGCATAATTCATTTCACCGTAGTTAACTTGATTAACAAATGCACCATATAATTCCCAAGTTTCAAGTACGTTAGGTTGATTAGCACCGTTACCACCATCAAGCATTTCAAATTTAAGACTAAACTTATAATCGATACCTGAACTTGCTGATGCTTGTTCTGCAAAGTCAAACTGCTTCTGAATTTGTTCGCCGATTAAACGCGAAACATTGCCGCCTGCGTCATCACGCAAGTTAACAGTAACAGGCTCCCAACTTGGCTTACCAATTAAATTAACTTTACTGTTATAAACATCAATAACAAATGGATTAAAGTTTAAGTTTGGGCGGCTAATATCGTTAACTTGTTTTGTAAGTTCAACTCTGTCTGTGCTTACGCCAAAATTTTCAAATACCGCACGGAAGCGATATTTAAGTTTAGGCATTAGCAATCCTTGTGTGCTGGCACTTTGGTTAGTTGCTAATGGTACTGTAAATCTATTCAATGAGGCTATTCTTTCTCCTGTTATAGGTATTTATCAAAATTTTTCCAAAATTTTGTAGGGGGGTTTTTACGCCCCCTTACCCATATTAAACTCCTGCTGCTATATCACCTGGGTTCTTTAATCTGATAGGAATGTAAATAAATTCCACAGACTTCATTGGCTCAATTGCGATATCAACATATAGCTCATTACGTGCAATACGTGTCGGAGTATTATTAGTTTCATCACAAACAACCAAGTAATCGTAAATACCACGTTTTGCAACTAAGTCGTTAATTGCGCCACTGATGATATTTGCAATTTGATCACGGGTGATCTTATCGTTTGGCTCGAACAAGAATCCATTACCAACAGACGCTAAAATAGTACGTATGTAGTTTACTAAACGAGCTACATTAATACGATCCAAGCTGCTTGCGGTTGGGTTACGTGTTTTCTGCCCCCATACAACTAAACCTACACCTGGTAAGTTAGTGATTGGGTTAATCTTATTTTCATACAATGTGTCACGCAATCCTGTACGAACACCGTTAAAGTTAAACTCACCGGTTGTAGCATCAATGTAACCAATGCTGCTTGCATTGTCAACTAAGCCACGACGTGTACCAGCTGGTGCGAACCACTGATATGCTGCATTGTCATTGTGAATCATTGTGCGCAATGCAATGTGACTTGCTGGTACGGTGATTGTATTACCTGATAAATCACTTGTTTGACCGCATGGATAGTAAACAGCCAAGTAAGGATCTGCAGTTGCTAATCCATCACCATTGGTGTTGTTACTCCAGTTTGCAATATCAATCGCATTAGGTGCTAAACGCATTGGTGTATCACCGATAACAAATGCAGTATTTGCACGATCGTTATTTAATGCAACCATTTCGTCAATCAACTCTGGATAACCAGGTGCAACGATTAAGTTAAACTGATACTGATCTTCACGCACATCAGTGTTAGCAATTACTGCTGCTTGCATAGCAGCGGTTACCATACGTCTTTGTGCTTGTCTGCCCATATATGGGCTACCATTGTCCTTGAGACCGCTGGCTGTTTGCCAAGTATCAGTTATTGTTGGTAGCGAACCTGATGCGCCTGGTACTGCTGGTAAATCAGGGTATGAATTAGCATTAAACTTATTGCTTACAAACTGTTTAACATTGTATCCACTACGACGTGTGTTGAATAACAACATACCACGTGGATATAAACGATAGTCCGGAGCGTCTTGATCTAAATAATCGCTGGTAATTAAATCAGTAATTGACGGTAACGAACCAGAAATAACATCTGTAGTACCATCGGTGTCCCAACGTGCATCAGCAAACACAATACCGTTCTGACTTACTTGATCAGAATTATCAATCTGTGTCCATGTGCTACCAGTATAGCGATATATTACAGGGTAATTTTCTAAGTCACCGCTGTCTAACCATAGGTCACCAGCAGCTAATCCAGTAACACCATCGCTTTGGAACTCTGGCTGACTTGCACTAACAATTACACCATTTGGATCTGTTGCGCTTAAATCGTAACCACGTGCATCTGTTGTTGAACCATCATAGTATGCACTGTGATAAGAACGCCATCCGCCAATTTCGTTAACAAGAATATCAACAGTTGCTGGATCGCTGTAGTACCATAATGTACCATCTGCTGGTGCTTGGTATGGCTCAGTTACACTGTAAGTATAGGTTAGTGATTCCCAGTTAGTTAATGCAATAGCATCTTCGACTGGATAGTAAATGACATTTGATGTGTTTGATGTAAAGCCTGCATCTTCTCTTGGTGTTCCTGTTAGGTTTACTAAGTAGATGTCGCCACCATAAATGTGAGTAAATGTAATAACGTTACTTGCACTTACACTGATATTAATTTCAGGAATATTAGCTGCTAATATATCTGACACAAAACTTGCAGGACTTGAACCTGTTAATGTAATTGTGTAATAAGCTACAGTAGCAGTTCCAATTTGGGTTACACCAATTAACAATTGATCAGTTGCAGTAAACGGATTTGCTGATAATGCGCTACCGCTGAAAATTGTTTGTCCTGCTGTACGACGACGGAAAGGTTTAAATCCACCAGTTCCTGTGTGCTTTGGATCTTGCGAAATCCATACAGTACCTGCAGCGATTCCGTTACCGCCACCAGCTGGATCAAGACCGTAAATAGCAGCTTCAACGTTTGCATAAAAC